CTTCCAACGAATACGTTCTTGAGCGTCGTTATAAGTCTCAATATCTTGCTCATAGCTCTGACTACATATAGCTTGTGGATAACGGGTGTCGTAGGTATTTAGAGAACGCATATCTGCGCCATCACCGAGGTCAACTACATAATCGGGTTTCAGGTCATACAGGAAACTACCAAGCCAATCAAACCGCTCGTTACTCACGGATGGGTCTGCATGGGCACAACTAAACACTACTGCGGTTTTAGCCATTCGTCGGGTATCCTTTTATCTGCGTATACAAACCCGTGTTTATCACACCAATCTGCATAGCTAGTCTTAGAGCCTTTCCGTATTTTAGCCCTAGAGTTGCTAAACACAAAGCGGATGTCTAGATCAGGGTGCTGCTCTTTTATCCGTAAGTGCTTTTTTCTATCGTCTGGCACAAATCTACCTTTAGTCTCAACTATGATACCGTTCGGTAGAATAAAATCAGGGGTGTAGGTTTTATTCTCATGTAAGACCCACTTAATCTTAAGTGACTCGTAAGAATAGTCTACACCCCTTTGTTTTAAGTCCTCTTGGACTGTCTTTTCTAAACCAGACCGATAACCATACTTTATCGAGTGTCTGGTGGTTGCCATATTTCCCCTTCCTGACGCCTAAGCCATACAAGCTGTGCATTCTCTAGGGGACGCTCTTCTCCACCATAAGCCTCCACACAGACTCCCCACATCTCCTCTTCTGTGGTACACTCTTTAAGCATCTTCTCGGCAGTCTTAGGTCCGACCTTGTAAATTCCATAGACATTATCTGAGGAATCACCAGTGAGAATTTGTGAATAGAATTTCTTCAATCCCTCAAACTCCCCTATCTTAGTAAAGTCTTGCCGTAAGATGTTGTAATGAATGCAAGGAAGCTGTAGAAAGTCTTTGTCTACACTAGCTACTATAGTGTCTTCCCCTAACTCTGTTGCTCGGATAGCAATAGCGTCATCTGCCTCTTGTCCCTCTGTAATCGTAGCTTGGTAGTTAATTACTAAGTAATCCTTACAGAAGGATAAGTGTATAGGCTTAGGACGATCTTTGCGGTTACCTTTATATGGTGCAGATTTAGCTATCTCGTGACGGAAGTTACCCCTGCCTGTAAGATAAACTTCATAGGCTGTAGGGTGGATAAAATCACAGGTTTTCTCAAGGATACCACCCATAATTTCATCCACCTTACTGGCAGCATCATCCTGAAAGTCTTTCTCTGAGGAAAAAGCTGCACGATAAGCTACAATATCACCATCTACGAGAACCTTACCACCCAGCACTGCTGTGTGACTCCCCATTGTCTTTGTGGATTTCAACAGCACTTACATAAACGTAGCCTTCCATATGAAGCCAATTATACAGCTTAAAGGCCATATCATCTAAGGTGCCATCAGTGTCAAACTGGTAGGTCCGCTTCTCTTCGTACCCATCTTCTTCTAGGGTAGTCTGCGACTGTAAGAAATATTTAGCCATATTACACCACCATAGCCCAAGAATCTTCTTGCTCGTTAGAAGTCTCGTACTCAACTAAGTCAAGAACTCCAATGTTTAGTAGTCGAACACCAGCACCATTAGCATAGGTTTCAAACTGAACACGAGCTAGGCTACCGTTCCCAATAGGTCCATCCTCTCCGTAAGACCATCGACGCTTATTTTCTAAGCCTTCACGTAAGTCAACTACATTAGGGGCACCGCCAAAGTCTCGGGTAAACTCCTTCCCATAACGATCAGTAAAAGTCTTTACGTCTTTAACAAGACGCTTCATCTTCATGTATTTACCAATGCCAAACTGGGAATTTCCTTCCACAATACGATCAGAGTTCATAGGTTTAGGATTAAGCCCCTCCTCTAGAAGTCGTTCAATCTGACTCTCGCTTGTAAAGTATGCGTTTACGATAAACTGGCCACCTTTCTCTGCCACCGCTCGTGCAACTCGATTAGAGCTTTGAGCATCTCCCATGTCTGCGTTTTCGGGGAAGACTTTTGCCCACTCAAGGATCATTTCCATATCATATTTAGCCATTCGTCGGGTATCCTTTTGTTACCGGGTATATATTATTACACACCTAAAAGTAGATTTTGCAGCTATTTTGAGCCACTTTTTCATACTTTAGTGTATATCTGCGTAAGTGTTGCCAAATTGCACATCAACGCCAAGCTCGACGTTTAGTTTTAGCTGGTCGTTAACAGAGCGGATGCCCTGCTCTAAGTTTTCCTTTATTGTACTCTCCTCTCCAGACTTAGTTAATACGATTACTTCATCGTGGAATTGACCTATAGTCTGCACTCCCATCCCACGGATTTCCTTGACCCAACTATCAAAGCAGAAGACGCCAGTGCCTTGGTTCAGGGTGCTGAAACGATCTTTGTCTGACCGAAGAGAATACCAGAACTTAGACACAGGGTTCTGAAGCCACATATAGCCCCTACGCTCAACCACACGCAGATTGCCAGCTACAGTCTGAACAGACCAGTTACGCTTCCAGAAGGCATCCAGCAGGGCTTGTGCTTCCTTGCTAGACATACCAGTTTCACGAGCCAGTTTAGCCGCACCAATGCCGTAGGTGGCGCTGTAGTTAACTACCTTGTAGTTCTTTCGCAGGGCTTTTAGAGACCGTTCCCCAGAGTTGTGCTTATCAATATCATCTTGGTTGATCACGCCCGCGTGTTTAGCTAGGTCGAGGTGTGGGTCAAAGCCAGGTTGTGACATTTCTTCTACATAATCTGGGTCTAGTGGCTTCATGTAGTGCCTCTTTGTAGTGTCCTCTAGCGAAGTCATATCGGAACCACACAAAACATAACCATCTGGGCAGGTTAGTACGCCCCTGATCTGTTTACCGTATGGCCTATCAACCGATGGCAGGTTGACCAATGGCTTTGCGTGACGAAAGCGGAGGGTGTTAGTGAACCCTGCAATAGTTGCCTGCACGTATCCTCCACGTTCTGCATCAACCATAGACTTGAGAATTCCAATACGGTGAGTAAGAACACTGAGACCATCAAGAAGACTAATATTGGGTTCCTTTTCCACCAAGTCTTTAACCGATGGGCATAGTTCTCCCTCTTTTCTAATCTGAGCAATACTCTTCTCCTCTCCCGTAACCTTATTTCGTGTAAACTTAAAGGTTCTAGGCTCCCAACCAAGACCGTATAACCAGCTTTTTACTTGGTCATTAGAGTTAGGATTACCTTCGGTTTCACTGACCTTTACTTCAATAGATTTAACGTCAGGATGCTTTCGGTATTCCGCACAATAATCATACCACTTTTCCGCTGCCACAGTCGGTTCACCATTAGCCTTATACATTTTATCTGGCTTATTAACTACCTTAGTCTTAACAACAGGGGGCATTACTTTTGCCAGTTCTCGGGTCTTTTGTTCCTTCAGTGCTTCCCATTCTGCCAAGTATTTAAGGGCTTTCTCTACATCTAATTTCCACTGGAGGGATTCTTGCTCACGGGCACAGTCTAGCTTGAAAGACAGATAGTCTATCATACGATTCATGTCGCTCTTATCATCGTAAATCTCTGTCATTTTAATCATCAAATCCCGATATAAACGAGAGTTGATCTTAACGTCCTCAGAGCAGCGGTGAGCGTACTCTTCATACGTCAGGCTGTCCCAGTCCTTAATCACTGGCTTGGGCACTCCATAGTCCTCTCCGTAGCCCTCAAGGCCATGCTTGAGTCGATCATGGTTTAGATACCACGACAAAGCCAAAGTGTCGATCAGACGAGCCTTAATCTTAATACCTAGAATCTTTTCCACTGCGGGGATGTCAAAGCGGATAATGTTGTGTCCTACAAGAACCTCTTGCTCTGCAAAGAACTCTCGCATTGCATCATAGTCGCCTACATGAAAGACCTCTTTCCCATCGTAGCTGTAAGCTAAGACGTGTATCTTAGTCATCTCTTCCAAAAGACCATCAGTTTCAATATCGAATACTACTGGTTTTTCCATGCACCCTCCTCGCAGAATATACCACAATCTAGATCATAGTCTTTCAACTTGTGTCCTTTTGCGTTTGGATCAAGCTCGTCTAAGAAAACTCTTTTACCCTTTTGCCACGCTAATCTTGCCCCAATCTCACGAGACTGTTTAGCTCGGTCTTCAAATACATCAGGAAACGTCTTTCTAACCAAATTCCAATAGGTTGAAGATTTGGCTTTTACACAACCGATACAGTTAGCGTTTGGAAAACCCAACTTATAAATCTCTGGGAAACTTATACCAGCCCCAGAAATAATATTAAAGCAATCTTGCTTGGTCAGACCCTCATCAATCAACGGAGTAACTAGGGTATCTCGCTCAGTTAACCTAAAGCGGTCTGCCCTATTTTGCTCTTCTGCAGTAAAACCTAGAACTGTGTAGTCTGGCTTATTTTGGTTTTCCCAAGCCTGTCTGGCTTTCTTTTTTAGCTCTAGTGTACAAGGCGCACCTTGTGGACCAGACATAAACTTACGTTTTTCCCAAACCTCTTCGCAAGATTGATTAGGGTAGTTGGGGTTTATTGCAAATTGTATTGGGTGCTCTAACCAACCCTCAACATCTTTAAGAAATCGTTGGTTATCCTCATGCTCCTCTTTTATGGGATTATTTACAATACTGACCCTGTTATTAGACCCGTACTTCTCTAAGGTAATCTTAGCAGCAACAGCACTAGCTGCACCACAAGAGAACCACACAGCAATGTGTTTACCTTCTATCATAAAACCTCCCGTAATGTGAACGTATCATAGTTGAACCGCATCTTGCCAGCAGGGCCTTCCTGAGAACATGGGCGGTTTTTCTCTACCTTGATATAGGTAGTGTTCTTGTCTTCAACAGCCTCGGCATCCTTATCTCGATTCAAGTCAATGATTACAGAGGCACGTTGTCCAATCATCTTACAGTATTTTGGATCACCGTTCTCGTTTGTGTGTGCGATAGTTACAATACCCACATTTAAGTCTGCAGCCATCTTAGAGA